ATGTCCAAAATCCAAGAAATCAAGAGTTACACACCACCTATATTACATACGGGTAAAGATTGGTACATTGACTTTTACGCATTCAATCCTGTTGACGGAGTGATGAAACGGAAAAAGATCAAACTGAACTTCATCAAATCCGTTAAGGAAAGAAGGGCATACGCCAAAGGATGCATCAACAGACTATCAGAAAAACTCGCAACAGGATGGAATCCTTGGATTGAGCAAGAATGCGGCAACGCCTTTCTACTGTTCAAAGATGTAATAGACAAATACCGCACTTTTCTCGCCAAAATGCAAAGGGACGGGAGATACCGACAAGAAACGATCAAATCTTATAGCTCCTACCTTCGTAATATGGAAATCTTCAATGAAGAGAAAAAGGTCCCTATCACCTACATTTACCAATTTGATAAGGATTTTTGTGTTATGCTGCTTGACGAAGTGTATATAACTAGGGATAACACTGCATTTACGCGCGATAACTATCTCGGTTTTTTGAAGTCTTTTTCCACCTTCTGTCTGAACCATAACTATTTAACACAGAATCCAACAGCCGGGATCAGTAGTCTGGGAAGAAAAGGGAAAAAAAAGCTACGCAACATCCTGCCACCGGAAACACTTGCAAAAGTGAGCGACTACTTAAAGAACCATAACCCCTATATGTTGCTGGCAAGCTATATTCTATACTATTGTTTTATCCGACCGGCGGAAATGGTAGGATTGAGATTAAACGATATAAGTTTGAAAAAGCAAACAATATTCGTATCAGACAATATATCAAAAAATCGCAAAGATGGCACTATTACATTACCATCAAAAGTCATACATCTCATGTTGGACCTGCACATTTTCAACAATCCCGGTGATTATTATTTATTCTCTGACGGGTTTCGTCCCGGTAAAACAAAAAGATCTGAAAAAATGTTCCGGGACTGGTGGGCACATCATCTCAGAAAAGATTTAAAGCTTTCCGCCCAATATAAGTTTTATTCCTTAAAAGATACAGGTATAACGAATATGTTACGACATTATGATGTGTTAAGCGTACGTGACCAAGCTCGTCACAGCAGTATATTGATGACAGATATTTACACGCCTCATGATATACAGGAAGCCAATGATCTTATAAAAAATTATCAAGGAGATTTTTAGTAAGCAGATATTAAGCGGTTACCCGTCACTGGGCCGCTTGATATTCTAAAAAAAGTAAAATATGAGATTTTATTTATTATCCTCAATCTTCGCTTTGATTTGTTGAAGTAATCTAAAAGCTCCGGCCATCTTATAGTTGCCCAGACATTGCTTGGCTTGCATGATACAGGATTCAACAGTAAGTTTCAAATCCGGTGTGAAAGCGGATTTGTTAATTTGCATTTCTTTGGGAAGTTCATCAGCATGGTTGTTGAACCATACGATCATTTCATTCAATTCCTCTTCGGAATAAGATTCTTTTTTTTCAGCCATAATACATAAGTTAATGTTAGTTCCGGCAAAGATAACAAAAATAGCCCCGACTCATCACGAGCTGGGGCAGTCCAATTTATAAATTTAAAGTCTTATGATGAAGATTGTCTATTGCGCCAATGCTTTACTATCAGCATAACGACAATCAAAACGGTTACACAAACACAGGCAAAACCGATTTGTTCAGGCAGCGTGGATTCTTTTTTCTCTTTTATGGTTTCTGACCGGTTTTCTTCACGGGTATTGGAAGTGGTTTCCTTGTCAGCTTTCACTTCCGTACTGTCTTTGATTGCAGTTTCCTTCCTTTTATTCTTGCTGAAATCACCTTCCACATGACCGTCTGCCAATAACGGAGGTTTCCCGGTCAGGCTGTCAGACGGTTTTCTTGTATCATAAATCCGAAAATTAATCACATAGTTACCATTAGTGGTAATGAGTTCGCTCAAAGAGGTGCTTGATCCGTGTACGATGTTGACCGTTTCACTGGCACTGTCCTTCCTGATTACTTCTGTGTCGGATTTGACAGCCTTATGCGAGCTGCCACAGGCAAACAGCAGGAACAGACACATGAAGGGAGCCAGTAATATATGCCGGCTTACCCAGTTCATAACCTTATTATATAACCACATCATAAAATCTGCATGATGATTGAAGCGGCCACAGCGACAGTAATTCCAATTCTCCATGCCCATTCAAGGCGAGATTTTTTAACCGCTCCACTCGTGATAATGAGTCTGGCACGCAAGTTATCAGTTTCTTTCACAAAAAATCCTGGTCCTTTTTCCATAGTTGCAGTTTTTAGAGTTTCAAAACTTGTTTCCTGTTATCCCCGTCAGCCCGATAACTGACGTGCACCCAAGCGAAGTTAGACTCGTCAATCAATTGATCATAGGGCAGGTTTTTTCGGATATACTCAAACAACAACTTGTTTTGCTGTCTGTCCCCAGTGTCAATATCAGCAGCTTCCCCTTTCATGTGCTGGCTGGCTTTACTTCCCTTGACGGCCGCATTAAGTTCCGGACAGCGATAGCCACTGTTTACTGTTATTGGCTTTCCCCACCATGTGCGTAACGGGTCCAGTACGTTATCCACCAAGGCAGTCAGAGCAGTCACATGCTCCTGCCTGCATCTGTTGTTGATACCCAAGCGGTCAGCAGTCGTTGACTTGCAGAGTTCCGCAATCGTAAAAAACTTCATTTCTTTTCCTCCTTATCTTTAATTAATGTAGCCCTGCGTGGTGGAATACGACGGCCGCATTCGCTGTCGGGCCTGTCACAACGGTTATGTTCGGCATCTTTCAATTGCAGTTCCAGCTCGTGGCACTTATGAATCCATGCCAGCTTATCAGACTGTTCATTACGAAGCTCAACGTATAACGCATCAATCTTGGCGTCACGCTGGGCGATACGTTCTTCCAGCCAGTCAACCTGCTTGCGCTCGTTCTCATCCTCCATTGAATCGGCGGACGCATCCTCTTTCCGTGCGTTCGTCTTGCGGTTCACCCAGAACGTGACACCCCAACGGACAGCCTCCAATCCTCCGAAAGCCCCGATTATAGCCAACCAGTCGTTTAATTCCATTCTGTCTATTGTTTATCTGATTATAATACTACTTCAAAGATATGTCTATTTACTTACGTCATTGTTGCAGAATTACTTAAATCCATTGCCACGATATGACAATAAAAAAAGAGCCCGATGACAATATTTATTGCCATCAAGCTCCTGGTTACACTGCAAAGATAGTGAAAACTATTCCATATTCAATCCATATTGAAAAAAATAATCAGGAGCAATATTTCGATTATCCGAAGAATTTAAAGAATCACAATATTAATAGAAAACAAATAGGATTCATGAAATCTACCGGTTGTCTATAAAATCGGATGTTCTCAAGCCTTTATCGGGAAACATCTTTACTTTTTTCCTTTTCCTTTGAACATTTTTCAAGTCACGCACAATGGTGCTGGAAAGTACCTCCGAATAAATCTGTGTGGTCTTTACGGAAGTATGTCCGAGCAGCTTCTGGACTGTTGTAATCGCAACTCCCTGATGAACCAGCAGGGTGGCACAGGTATGACGGCTCACATGGGAACTCATTAGCATAGCAACATCAAATAGAACAGCGCGTTAGAAACATAATCTGTTAGAAATGAGCTACATTTCATTATCTGGCACACCTTTCTGAAACGGATTCAGACGGAATGCCGAATCGGTTCCGTTTCTTAACCGTTAACAGGTTGTTTCGGAAACCTGCCGTGTTAACCGGATGATTGAAAAAAGTTCTCCGACGGGTTGTTTTTCTATGATACTCAGTATTTTGCGTAGCGATGAACGCTTACATTCATAATAACTTTGCACTCAAAAAAATGTAGGCGTATGAAAATTGAGAAATTCAAGGTCTTGCTGTTTTTGAAGAAGACCGAACCCGACAAGTCGGGCAAAGCTCCCATCATGGGACGCATCACATTGAACCGGACGGTGGCGCAGTTCAGCACCAAGCTCTCGTGCACGCCCAAGCTGTGGAACGTGCGTGAAAACCGTCTGGAAGGAAAGAGCCGCGAGGCGGTGGAGACCAATGCGAAAATCGAGAAACTGCTGCTGGCCATCCATGCGGCATTCAATGAATTGCAGGAACGGAAACGCGATTTCGGCGCTGCGGACGTGAGGAACCTTTTCCAGGGAAGCATGGAAACCCAGATGACCCTGCTCCGGCTGTTCGACCGGCACATCGAGGAAACGAGGGAGCGCATCGGCATCGATGTGTGCGCGTCCTCCATGAGCACCTACCATTATGCGCGGAAAACGCTCGGCGAGTTTGTCAGGAAAAAATACAAGGTGAAGGACATCGCCTTCGGTGCGTTGAACGAACAGTTCATTCGGGAATACCAGTCCTATATCGAAGTAAAATGCGGGTATTCCAACCAGACCTCACGGCATCATCTGGCCCTGCTGAAACGGATCTGCCGGATAGCGTACAAGGAAGGGTTCTCCGAGCGGTACCATTTCCTGCATTTCAAGATACCCAAGCAGAAGGAGACCACCCCGAAGGCGTTGAGCCGCGAGGACTTCGAGAAGCTGCGTGACTTGGAAATCCCGGAAAAGCGCCGCTCCCTCGTCCTTACGAGGGACCTGTTCCTGTTTGCCTGTTATGCCGGAACCGCCTATGCGGACACCATATCCATTACCCGCGAGAACCTCTTCACCGACGATGAAGGCAGCCTGTGGTTGAAATACCGACGGAAAAAGAACGAACTGACGGCGCGCGTCAAACTGCTACCCGAGGCCATTGCCCTGATAGAGAAATACCGGGACGATTTGCGGGAGACCCTGTTCCCTAACCAGCTGTACAGTACGCTTCGGGCGAACATGAAAATCCTGCGCGTGCTGGCCGGACTGACGACCGAACTCGTCTATCATATGGGAAGGCACTCGTTTGCCTCGCTTGTCACGCTCGAAGAGGGCGTGCCCATCGAGACCATCAGCAAGATGCTGGGACATAACAATATAAAGACGACCCAGATCTATGCCCGAGTCACCCCGAAAAAGCTGTTCGAGGACATGGACCGCTTCATTGAGGCGACCAAAGACCTTGAACTGGTTTTATGAGAAAGGGTTGTAAAAACGAGATTGGAAAAAAATAAATGTAGAACATCAGCTAAAATGAACCATCATGCGTAGCACTTTCAAGATATTGCCCTATATCAATAGGAAAAGAATCAAGTCCGACGGCACGACCGCCGTCCTTTGCCGTGTGTCCATCGACGGCAAAAGCATCCTCATCACGACCGGCATCTTCTGCCGTCCGGAGGATTGGAACAGCCAGACGGGAACCATCCGCCAGCCCCGCGAGAACAACCGCCTCGCAGAATTCCGCCTGAATCTCGAACGGGCTTATGACCGCCTCCTGAAAGAACAGGGCGCAGTCAGCGCCGAACTGCTGAAAAACGCCGTGACAGGTGTGGCGACCATTCCCCAGACCCTTCTCAAAGGCGGCGAAGCGGAGCGGGAACGGCTCAGGCTGCGTGCCGAACAAATCCATTCGACTTCCACGTTCCGGCAGTCGAAGACCACGCAGCTCAACCTGCAACAGTTCCTCCAGTCCCGTGGCCTGGAGGACATCGCCTTTTCCGACATCACGGAGGAGTTCGGCCATTCGTTCAAACTGTTCCTGAAAAAGGAACTGGGTTATGCCTCCGGGCATGTGAACCACTGCCTGTGCTGGCTGAACCGCCTTATCTATATTGCGGTGGATGAGGGCGTGCTCCGGTGCAACCCCTTGGAGGACGTGCATTATGAGAAGAAGGACCCGCCCAAGATGCGCCACATCAGCCGCAGCGAGCTGAAACGCCTTATGGCCACGCCGATGCCGGATCCCAAGGTGGAGCTGGCCCGCCGCATGTTCATCTTCTCCTCGCTGACCGGTCTGGCGTACGCGGACGTGTATAACCTGTACCCCCGACACATCGGCAAAACTTCTGAGGGCAGGCTCTATATCCGCAAGCCGAGGGAAAAGACCGAGGTGGAGACCTTCGTCCCCCTGCACCCGGCCGCTCGGCAGATTCTGGAACTGTACAATACCACGGACGACACCCGTCCCGTGTTCCCCCTGCCCAAGCGGGACATCCTTTGGTACGACATTCACGGGCTGGGTGTCATGCTGGGCATCCAGAAGAACCTTTCCCATCACGCCGCAAGGCACACCTTCGGTACCCTTTTGGTCTCCGAGGGCATTTCCATAGAAAGCGCGGCGAAGATGATGGGCCATGCCGACATCAACAGCACCCAGATTTATGCGCAGATTACCGACTGCAAGATATCGAAGGACATGGACCGTCTGATGGAACGGCGCAACAGCCGGAACGAAATGCCAATGGATGAATAACAAAAAAGTCAGGAATCATGGAACGTTACATTATCACTTTGGACGAACACGGCACACTTCACGTGCCGGATGTTTCCGCAACAGCCATCTGGATGAATGAACCGGAACTGATGGAACTGTTCGGCGTGGTTGCCCTCACGCTCCGGGCGGCGATAAAGGCCGTGTACAAGAGCGGCATCCTGAATCCCGGCGAAGCGGAACGTCGTGTCCGCCAAGCGGACGGGTACGGGATGGACGTGCTGTACGGCCTCCCGTTGGTCATTGCCCTTGCCTTCCGCCTTCATACCTGCGGGGCAAAACGTCTGCGAGAACGGGTCATCGGAAAATTCACTTGCCACGGTGGACGGAATACCGCCCGCCTGTTCATCTTTCCGGTCAGTCCGCATTGGCAAATGGTGCGGAATTGACCGTATTATCAACTCACGCACAATAAAGCGGCGCATCATGAGAGGATTATCTCCCGTGATGCGCCGCTTTCGTACATTCCTACAGGTGGCCGGGTCATTTGCAAGTGTTTTTTGCAAATACCGGAAAGGGTGGTCCACTTTTCAATGCGTACACGACTTCTACCGCCACCTACATTTTTCCCATGTCCTTCTCAGGTTCCGATACGGAATGCCTCCCGATAACCCTCCATCAGCAGCCGTTCGATATCCGACTCCCGGTACAGGATTTTCCCTCCCAGCTGGATATAAGACATGCGCCCCGCATCCCGGTATTCCTGCAATGTCCGGCGGCAGGTCTTCAACAATTTGGCCACTTCCCGGTCTGTCAGGTAGCGTTCCCCGCCCAATACGGGGCGGTAGTTTTCGGCCAATAATTCAATGTGGTCCAATGCGTGCTCCAGCATTCTGAACAGCGCGGCCATCTGTCCGCTTTCCCTTGTCATCAATTCGTTCATTGTCAGTCTGATTTAAGTGATACTCATTTAACCTTCCTCAAATAGTTTTTCCTTTCAAGGCCGCCAGGGTGCGGCGTTCCTCCACCAGCGGCACGATGCGCCGCACGTCCTCCGCCCGGTAGAACATCTTGCGCACAATCTGTGAGTAAGCCAGCGTGCCGTTGTCGCGCAGCGTCTGCAAGGTGCGCGGGCTGATTTGCAGGATCTGGCACACCTCCGTGCTGTCCAGCCATTCACTGAGGCGTTTCTCCTCCGCCTTGCGGCAGAACCTGTCCACCATTCCGGCCAGCCGGTTGAAACGCGCCATCAATTCCTCAAAAGTCTTTTGCTCGATTACGATTACATTTTCCATAAGATTACCGTTTAATTGTGATTATGCCGCAAAGTAAACGGAATTACGGGCAGAGTCCACCGCTTGTCAGGCGCGTGGCAGCATTTGGCGTTGTCGTGGCAGCCGTTGGCGTTCTTCGGGTACATCTATCTCCCCATCATTCCTGTTCCAGTCCCTGCCCCACACCTTATATATAATATATGGTAAGGCAAGACACCTTATGTACCTTGAGGGATGGAAACAGCGGCATAAAAGCTTTTTCAGACCTGCCGGACGGGACTTTTCAAAAAAATCATTGCCGACTCGGTAACGACTATGGAAAACGCCTCTTGCACAATACCGATTTTTGCAGCGTAATCATCAACAAGGAACGATATGGACACAGAGAAAGTGAAACAGAACCCGGCCGTGGAAGCGGCGGGAAGCAGTGGCGGGCAAGCCGCAAGAATCTTCAAGAAGGAGAATATCCCGAAGACGGCGGAAACGGTCGGGCGGGACACCTTCGAGGAATGGATGGGACGCATCATGGAACGTTTCGACCGCCAGGACCGGATCATCTCGGTGCTGGTGAACAAGGATGCCGCCGGAGTGAAGTACCTGGACGGGGAACGGTTGTACGACAACCAGGACCTGTGCGAGATGCTGAGGACAAGCAAACGGTCGCTGCAACGCTTCCGAAGCAAGTACAGGCTCCGTTACCAACGGATTGGTCACAAGACCTATTACAAGGAATCGGACGTGCTGGAGTTCATCAGCCAAAATATGGAGGAAGTGCTGCAAGGCGGTACCAAGGTGCTCCGCATGAAAGAGCAACCCGGCATGGAAGCCCCAAAGAACAAATCCGGCAAAAGACCGGGCCACAAGAAGTATTCACCTAAAAAATAAAAGTAAAAATGATGGCAACGGAAAAAGAAAACATGGCCATGACGGCTGAAACCAGAGAACAGAAACCGAGTATGGCCACCTGCAAGGAAGCCTTGGCGGATTACAGGCGGATTTACCTGCCCGTGCCTGCCATTGAAGACCGCAAGCCGGTATTCCTCAGCAAGGAGACCCGTGACAGGCTGGACCGGATAGTCCGGTTGTTCGGTGAGCGGAAAATGAGCGTTTCAGGATTGACGGAAAACATCGTCCGCCGCCACTTGGAAATATATGAGAAGGAAATAGACGAATGGCGCAAGCTGTGATTTTGATAACCCATTAAAAAACATCGAAAAAAATGGAACAGAAAAAGAAAAAGCAAGAGGACGTGCTGGTCGTCCGCGACGAGAAAACGGGCGAGATCAGCGTGGTCGCCGGGCTGGACGGCAAGGGCTACCCCAATACGAAGCCCGCGAAGCCGGAACACTCGCAGGACTTCCTGCGCTTCGACCGCCACGGGGACATGGTGGACAATTTCTTCAAGAACTTCTACCGCCAGTGCAAGGAGCCGACGCGCTTCGGCTTCTATCGGGTGGCGGCGGATGCGGTGGACACGCTGCTTCCCGTCATCAAGGACTTCCTGAAAGACCCCGTGGCAAACGCGGAGATACTTGCCTCGCACAAGGTGGACACCGCCAAGTACCAGCAACAAGCAGAAACAGAGAATGTCAAACAAGAAAAAAATAACAACGAACCCATTAAAAAGACAGAAGAAATGGAAAAGAAAGAAGAACTGAAACAAGAGAAGGATGTTCAGCAGCCACAGGTAGCTGAAACACAGGAGAAGCCTAATCTGATAGCGGACGACCAAGTAAACTGGGAGGAACTGCGCAAGTGCGGCATTGACAAGGAGAAACTCTCGGAAAAGGACCTAAAAGCCCTGATGAACTACGGCAAGACGGGATTAGTGACGGTAAAGCCGACCTTCGGCTATGAGAGTTACGAATTGCAGGCCCGATTGTCTTTCCAGAAGATGGAGGACGGCTATCTGAAGCTGACACCCCATTTTATCCGCAATGAACCACGCCTTGACATCCCCCACAGGGGCTACACCTTCACCGAAGAGGACAAGAAGACGTTGAAACGCACGGGCAACCTCGGCAAGCCCGTCAACTTCGCCAACGAGAAGACAGGTGAAATCAAGCCCCACTACATCAGCATCGACCGCCTGACGAATGAAATCGTGGACATCCCTGCCGACAAGGTGCGCATCCCTAACAAAATCGGACAGACCAACCTGTCAAGGGAAGAGCAGGACATCCTACGTGCGGGATTGCCTTTGCCCAAGGAAGTGATGCTCTCCAACGGGCGCAAGTTCCAAGCCTTGTTGCAGGTGAACGCCGACAAGCGCGATGTGGAGTTCGTGCCGGGACAACCGAGGCAGCAGCAATCCCAGCGTCAGGGAAACGGCCAAGGTAAGGCGCAGGACAATTCCAATTCGCCCCAACAGTCACAAGGTGAAGAAGATGGGAATAACCAGCAACGCCGTAACCGCTCGTGGACAAACGAGGACGGGAGCATCCGCCCCATCAAGAAATGGAAAGACGATGTGTTTACCGACCAGCAGATAGCCGACTACGTGGCGGGCAAGACGGTGGTGCTCGCCAATGCGAAGGACGACCAAGGCCAGCCCTGCACGAAGTACCTGAAGTTCAACTTCGAGAAAGGCCGACCGCTGACCTACTCGCAGAACCCCGACCTCGCGCAGACCGTCGCACCGTCCAACGAGAGCCGGACACAGCTCGCCGTGAACAACGAAGGGAAGACCAACGAAGCGACCAAACACGTGAAAGAGCCGTTGCAGCAGGGTCAGACCACGCCGAAGAATGATGCGCAGCAGAAGCAGCAGGCCAAGAAATCCAAAGGCATGAAAGTATCTTCCTGATTGCCGCCACTAAATCCATCCGATAAGTATTGACGGGCTGAAACGGGGAACATGCACCGCCTTGTGCGCATATCCCACAAACAATGCCGTGCCCCGTTTCATCCCCATTAAAGACAAAAGTATCAACGAATAAAAAAACAGAGAAAGACATGATTACCATATTGGCAGAAAAACCGAGCGTCGCCCGTGAGATAGCACGGATTGTCGGCGCGATGAAAAGGGAAGAAGGGTATTTCACCGGGAACGGCTACCACGTGACATGGGCGCTGGGGCATCTGGTGCAGCTTGCCCTGCCAGACGGCTACGGCATCAAGGGCTTCCGGCGCGACAGCCTGCCTGTCATTCCTAAAAACTTCGAGCTTATACCCCGACAGGTAAAAACGGACAAGGGCTACAAGGCGGACGCGGCGGCGGTGAAGCAAATCAAGGTGATAACCAAGCTGTGGAACGAAAGCGATGGCATCATCGTGGCGACCGACTGCGCCCGTGAAGGCGAACTGATTTTCAGGTATTTGTATTCCTATATCGGCTGCACCCTGCCGTTCCAAAGGCTGTGGATAAGCTCGCTGACAGATGCCGCCATCCGCAAGGGATTAAAGAAACTGAAGGACGGCCGCGAATACGACAACCTCTATCAAGCCGCCAAAGCCCGCAGCGAAGCCGACTGGCTGGTAGGCATCAACGGCACACAGGCGTTGTCGGTGGCCGCCGGGCGCGGCACGTATTCCGTGGGACGGGTGCAGACACCCACGCTGACGATGGTCTGCCAACGTTTTTGGGAGAACAAGCGTTTCCAGCCCGAACCGGTATACCAGCTCCATTTCACCACGCCGTCGGTGAGCGTGGATGAGGTCGTGAAGTTCGCCTCGGTGGAGAAATGGAAGGACAAGGAGGAAGCCGCCATACTATATAATAAGGTAAAGGAACAGATGGCAGCAACCGTTACCAAAGTCGAAAAGAGGGAAAAGATAGAGAACCCTCCGCTCCTGTACGACCTGACCACGCTACAAAAGAAGGCGAACACGAGGCACGGCTTCACGGCGGAACAGACGCTCGCCCTCGTGCAGAAGCTCTACGAGGCGAAGCTCGTCACCTATCCGAGAACATCAAGCCGCTACATCCCGGAGGACGTGTTTGACGAAGTGCCCATGCTGTTCGACCGTCTGGCAACCCATTCTTCCTTTGCGGAGAAGATTGGAGCCTTGGACGGACTGAACCGCCGCAGCGTGGACGCCTCGAAAGTGACCGACCACCATGCCCTGTTGGTGACACCCAACCGTCCATTGGCGCTCTACAAGGACGAGCAGACCATCTACGACATGATTGTGGGGCGCATGGTGGAAGCGTTCTCCCCGGAGTGCGTCAAGGACACGACCACCGTCCGGGCGGAGTGTGAGGGCATAGCGTTCGAGACAAAAGGCTGCATCGTGCGCAAGGCGGGCTGGCGGTCGGTCTATGGCGAGGACAACATAGACACCGTTTTGCCCGACTGGAAAGAAGGTGATATATTGGCAATGAGCGGCTGTTCGATGAGTTCGGGCATGACACGCCCGAAGCCGTTGCATACCGAAAGCACCCTGCTGGCGGCGATGGAGACCGCCGGGCGCGAGGGCTTGGAGGACGAGGAAGCGCGGCAGGCGTTGAAGGACTGCGGCATCGGCACGCCCGCCACCCGTGCCGCCATCATCGAGACCCTGCTCAAAAGGGAATACATGGTGCGCGTGAAGAAGTCGCTCGTGCCGACGGAGAAAGGGCTTGCCCTGTATTCCATCGTCAGGGGCATGGACATCGCCGACGTGGAGATGACGGGACGCTGGGAGGCGGAACTGGCGGAGATAGAAAAAGGCAGGATGCCGCACGAGGCATTCATCCGCGACATTGAAAGCTATACCCGGAAAATCACCACGGAACTGCTTGCCTCGGACAAGCTGTTCGGGCACAAGGCATCGGACTGTGCCTGCCCCAAGTGCGGCAAGGGTACGATGCAGTTCTACGGCAAGGTGGTGCGCTGCGACAACCCGGACTGCGCCCTGCCCGTGTTCCGCCAGATGGCGGGCAGGACGCTCACCGACGCGGAAATGAACGAACTGCTGGCAAAAGGCAGCACGGGTGTCCTCAACGGCTTCAAGAGCAGGCAGGGCAAGCCGTTCAGCGCAATGGTCACATTCGATGCGGATTTCAATACAAAATTCGTGTTTCCCGAAGCCAAAGGCACAAAAAAATTCACTAACAGGAAAGGAGGAAGAAAATAATACGTACCTTTTAATAAAGTAAGCTGCATCTCGGAATAAAAAATAAGCGAGCTTATTTTGTTCTCCCCTCGATTTGCATTACTTTTGCCACTGATTCATGTCATAATCTGTTTCAATTCGTTGATACTCGTTATTCACATGGATTTAGTGGCGGCACTCGGAGGGATACCGGGTGCCTTTTTTCTTCTTTCCTATCCATTCCACAATCTGATTTTTCACCACTAAATCCATCAGAAAATGAAACAGAACAAGAAAACCGTCCCAGCGGAACTGTCCTACTACGGGCTGTACCTGCTGGACTACCTGAGAAAATACCATCCCGACAAAGTTTCCGACACGTACCTTATTGCAGAGAGGGAGGAAGCTGCCGCCACCACCTTTGAAAAAGAAAGGTCGGCAGGAAGTACGGTCGAGTATGCCCACGAGGAAGCCATGCGCGTCCTGCTGCACGGGCTGCACTTCTCGCCCTACGCCCTGCTGCGCGAGGTCGTGGAAAACGAGTTCGCCGACGAGGTGGCGGAATCCGGCCGCGAGGCGTTCTGCAACGAGCTTTATCCCTACTTGACAAACCTGTTCGCCGGTTACGACACGTCGGACGACACCTTCGCCCTGTCGCCCGGACACGACCTGCTCTACACGGAGCTGGTGGGAACCGTCATGCTTTATCTGGAGTCCTATGGCGTTCAATAGGAAACAGAAGATGCGCGACAACATCGAGGCGGTACGCACGGCGTTCACGCTGGACCGGGAGCGGCGCACACCCACCGAGAGGGAACGTGCGCTATTAGAGCGTTACTGCGGCTTCGGGGGCCTGAAGTGCATCCTGAACCCGGCAAGGGAACTGGCGGACGCCGCGCGTTGGGCGAAGTCCGACCTCGAACTGTTCGCGCCTACGGTGGAACTGCACCGAATCATTAGAGAGAACAGCAAGGATGAAACGGAGTACAAACGCTACGTGGACTCGCTTAAAGCCTCGGTGCTGACGGCGTTCTACACCCCGAAAGCAATAACCGACACCATCGCGGACGTGCTGCACGACAAGAAGGTGCGCCCCAACCTCGTGCTGGAGCCGTCAGCGGGCATGGGCGCGTTCATCGGCTCGGTGCTGTCGGACAACCCGCAGGCGGAGGTGATGGCCTTCGAGAAAGACCTGCTGACGGGCAAGATGCTGGGACACCTGTACCCGCAGCAGAAGATACGCACGGAGGGCTTCGAGAAGATAGAAAAGCCGTTCCTGAACCGTTTTGACCTTGCCATATCCAACATCCCTTTCGGGGACATCGCGGTGTTCGACCCGGAATATGCCAACGGCTCGGTGTTCAAGAAGATAGCGGCAAGGAAGGTGCATACCTATTTCTTCCTGAAAGGGCTGGACGCGGTGCGTGACGGCGGCATCGTGGCGTTCATCACCTCGCAGGGGGTATTGAATACGGAAAGCAACGGCGGCACACGCTACATGATGACAAGGAAAGCGGACTTGGTGTCCGCCATCCGCCTGCCGAACAACCTGTTCACGGAAGATGCCAACACGGAGGTGGGGTGTGACCTGATAATCCTGCAAAAGAATGAAGGCAAGGAGGAACTTTCCGAGGAAGACAAGAGGTTGGGCGATGTGGTAAAGAGCAACCACACGAACATTGTTTCCAACGGGTATTTCCTCGACCACCCGGAACGCATCATCCATACCGACGCGAAAAGGGACACCGACCCTTACGGTAAGCCCGCTATGGTTTATACGCACAGCGGTGGTGTGGAGGGCATCGCAACGGATTTGTACCAAATGCTGTCGGCGGACTTGTCGGCACGGCTGGACTTGGAACGCTATAATGGCATCAAGGAAAAAAGGCAGGAGACTCGGCAGACGATTGTCGTACAACCTATGCAGACGGAGGCGAAAAAAGAAGAAAAGTCGGTACAGTTGAAAGCGGAACCGGTGCAAGCCGTGGCTCAGGAGGTGGAAAGCAAACGCCCCGAAGCCCCGGTTATGGACTTGTACGACCTGTTCGGCTACACGCAGGAAGAGCGGCGGTTGGCGGAACGGGGGCTGAAACCGGAACGGAAGAAAAGCGGTAAGTCCAAAGGGAAGAAAGCCGTACAGCCAACATTGTTCTCCCTCCCGAAGAGCGGAAAGGAGGAAGCGGCGAAAAAAGAAAGCGGAAAAGTGAAAGCCAAATCCACAGAAGCGGCTTCCGACATCACGTCCTTGACTCCGGAAGAAGCGCAGGAAATGGAGGAAATTATCCGCAACAGGATGGATGTGCCGCAAGCGTCCCGACAGGAAACCGTTTCTGCCACTTCACCCGATGTGAAAGACGCTTCCGAAACCACAGAGGACGATGACCCGGAGGATGCCATCTACCGCAGTCTGGACTGGGAGACCAACCCGCCCATCAACGGCTTCTATGAAATGATGATGTCGCTCACGCCGGAACGCCGGGCGGAACTGCGCCGCCTCGGTCGGGAGAAGATGGATGCCAATGCAGCCAAACAGGCGGAAAGGGCGGCGGAGGCGAAAAAAGAAGAAAGACAGGCTACGGAAATGGAGCAACCATCGTCCGTGCGCCCATTTTATCCCGTTGAGAACGGTTTTGAGGCGGAAGGGAAAGCGCAAATCGAGCGTGTGGAAAGGGAAATGCGCGAGGAAGAAGCCGCCTTGACACCCGAAGAACGGCAACGCCGGAAAGAGGAAGCGATGATGCCACGCCCGTTCAAGGGCATCATGGAGCCGCACTTGAAAGACGGCTCTCTGGTATGGGAACACACAGGCGGCGTCCGCTTCCAAATCGGGGTGCTGAGGGATGTCACCAGGTACGGGGCGACTTTCCAGCCGCTCGACATGGAGGGGATGCAGGCGCAGAAGGCACAGTTGTACATCGACCTGCGTAACACCTACGAGCGGCTCTACGTCCACGAAGCGGAGAACCACGAGGAAAACGCCCTGCTGCGCCGCAACCTGAACACCTACTACGATGAGTTCGTCATGCGCTACGGCAACCTGAACGCCAAGCACAACGCAAAGTTCATCCTGATGGACGCTTCGGGGCGCAACATGCTCTCGTTGGAGCGCGGCGAGGACGGGCAGTTTGTCAAGGCGGACATCTTCGACCGTCCCGTTTCCTTTTCGCAGGAAACATTGGTCGAAGTGGAATCGCCCGAAGAAGCCCTGTCCGCCTCGCTCAACCTGTACGGCGGCGTGAACCTGCCCTACATGGAATCCCTCTGCGACCTGCCGCAAGCGGAGATGCTGGAAGCCCTGAAAGGGCGGGTGTTCTACAACCCGTTGGCGGAGGGCTACGAGATTGCCGACCGCTTCATCGCCGGGAACGTGGTGCAGAAAGTCGCCGACGTGGAGGGCTGGATTAGGGAACACGAGGGACACGCAATGCTGCCGCAGGCGCAGGAGTCATTGGCGGCTTTGCGCGAGAATGTGCCCGAACAAATCCCCTTCGAGGACTTGGACTTCAACTTCGGGGAGCGTTGGATACCCACGGGCGTGTATGCCGCCTACATGAGCCGCCTGTTCGACACGGACGTGCGGATAACCTACTCGGAAAGCCTTGACGAGTATTCCGTGAACTGTGCCTGCAAGACGATGAAAATCACAGACGAGTTTCTGGTAAAGGGCTATTACCGCAACTACGACGGCATGAACCTGCTGAAACACGCGCTGCACAACACCTGCCCGGACATGATGAAAAGCATCGGCAAGGACGAAAACGGGAACGACATCAAGGTGCGCGACAGCGAGGGCATCCAGCTCGCCAACGCGAAGATTGACGAAATCCGAAACGGCTTCACCGAATGGCTGGAAGAACAGTCGCCGGAGTTCAAGAAACGCCTGACAGATATGTACAACGGCAAGTTCAACTGCTTCGTGCGCCCGAAGTACGACGGCTCGCACCAGAAGTTCCCGGGCTTGGACCTGAAAGGCTTGGGCATAAAGGACTTGTACCCCTCGCAGAAGGATTGCGTATGGATGGTGAAACAGAACGGCGGCGGCATAGGCGACCAGGAAGTTGGCGGCGGCAAGACGCTGATAATGTGCGTCGCCTCCTACGAGATGAAGCGTCTGGGCTTGGCGCACAAGCCGATGATTATCGGGTTGAAAGCCAACGTGAGGGAGATTGCCGAGACCTACCGCAAGGCTTACCCCAACGCCCGCATCCTCTACGCCTCGGAGAAGGACTTTTCCGCCGCCAACCGGGTGCGCTTCTTCAACGACATCAAGAACAACGATTGGGATTGCGTCATCATGTCGCACGACCAGTTCGGAAAGATCCCGCAGTCGCCGGAGTTGCAGCAGCGCATCTTGCAGGCGGAACTGGACACGGTGGAGGAAAACCTTGAGGTATTGCGTAGTCAGGGCAAGGACGTGTCACGCGCCATGCTGCGGGGCTTGGAGAAACGCAAGTTCAACCTGCAAGCCAAATTGGAAAAGGTGGAACACGCCATCAAGACGAGGGCGGACGACGTGGCGGACTTCAAGCAGATGGGCATCGACCACCTCTTTGTCGATGAGAGCCACCAATTCAAGAACCTGACGTTCAACACGCGCCACGACCGAGTGGCGGGGCTGGGGGACTCCGAGGGGGGCCAGGAGGCGCTGGACCCGCCG